AGGAAGCACAGTATTTGGCTGTGCTTCTTGAAACTGAAGAACTGACAGCAGAACTAGAAGAAGCCCTGATTATCAATCAGGATCAACTCCAGGCGAAGGCTGTGAACTATGCCAAAGTGATAGCTAACTATCAAGCAGAATCAGATGCCATAGATCAGGAGATCAAAAGGCTAAAAGCAATGAAGGACAGCAGGGAAAAGAAGATTGACTGGCTAAAGGAATCCGTAAAGAAAGCCATGCTTTTAAGCGGGATTGAAAAGGTAGATTCACCACTATTTAAGCTGTCAGTGAGAAGATCCGAGGCGGTAGAAGTAGACCTGGTAGAAGCCCTGCCAAATGCTTTCCTGAATGTCAAGAATGTGGTCACAGCTGACAAGGTAGCCATCAAGGAGGCAATCAAAAGAGGAGAAAATGTGATAGGTGCTAGATTGATTGAAAACTTTAACCTGCAAATAAAATGAGCAAATATACATACCTAGGAAAGCCGATTAACAGGCCAGGAGATCTTGCTCCTAAGGGAGTAAGGTCTACCTATCAAACTGAAAAACTATCTTTCAATGAAACATTTGAGCACCTATGTCAAGTACTCACAAATTCCAAAAAGTAAGCAAGACTATTCTTGATTTGTATTCAGAAGGATACACCAAGGTAAAGATAGCAGAAGCCCTGGGCATGAAGGAGAATCAAGTTTCCTATGTCCTGTATTCCTTGCTGCGAGTTCATCAGGATCGACCTAGGAAGATGTCCAGTACAAACCTAGTGGAATCAATGCCAAAGGATCAGGTGAACAGGGTGATTACCTTGGCCTCCTGGGGATATAACGCAAGCGAGATAGCTGAAGATACCTGCCTGCCTTACAACAGGATTCAGGTGCTGATCAAAGAAGCTACTGCAAAGAATCTAATTAAAAAAATGATTTAACCTTTGTTTTTTAATTTAAAGTTTAGATATTTCGGAAACATTAAACCAAAAACCAATGAAAAAAGCACTCAAGATTACTGGAAAAATCCTTTACACGATCCTTGCCCTATCTCCAATCTTTGCACTGGGGTACATGCTAGGCCTTAAATTACTTTAACCAAACAAACCAAAACACTTATGGAAAATTTCAAAATCAAAATCAAGCAAACCCAGGAAGTAGAGAGCGAGATCTCGATCCCAAAGTACTTCACCTTGAACAGCTATAATCACTACAAGCTGCTTTCCGATTCAGCAGTGACTATGGTAAATTACTACACTGACAAACTAGAGAACATCACAGCACTGGAACTATTCCCAGTTATCAAGGTAGAGCACATCAGGTATGTGACCTATCTTCTAAAAAATGATAACCTCCAGGAGATCACAGAAGAAGAGTTCAATTCACATTTAAACGCTGCTAAAAAACTAATTTTCTCGCTATGAAACCTGACTCACAAAACGCACTTATCAAGGGATGGCTTTTAAACGGCCATTCCATTACAGCCCTAGATGCCTTGAATATGTTTGGCTGCTTTCGGCTTTCTGCCAGGATTGCAAACCTCAAGGAGCAAGGCATGAACATCACTACCGAAATGGTGGAGGTAAATGATAAACGGATTGCCAAATACTACCTAGATCATGGGCAAAAGGTTAACTGAAGAGCAGATCGAAAAGATGATTGATTTATGGAAGGACAGGCTATCAATCAAGGCCATAGCTTTAGAACTAGGTGTGTCCTATACTACTGCCTATCAGCATTTAAAAAAACGCAGCCTGGTGGGTTAATCAAAAAAAAGTTTTATATTTGAGAATCGAATCATTTTTGAGGTAGGAGCCAAAAATGATTCCATAGGTTAAATTCAACCTGCCTGTCAGACTCCTACCTGGCAGGCTTTTTTATTTTCTAAAATGGAAGGAAAAAAATCCTTTGTATTGTACACAGATCAGCGTGAAGTTTTTGATGAACTTTCTGATCAAGATGCTGGAAAGCTTATCAAGCATATTTTTTCCTATGTAAATGATGAGAATCCCAGTACAGATGACATCCTGATCAAGGTGGCTTTTCTACCAATTAAAACCCAGTTAAAAAGGGACTTAAAAGTTTGGGATGAGAAGAAGCTTCAAAGAGCGGAAGCAGGAAGGAAGGGAGGTCTAGCAAAAGCTAGCAATGCTAGCGAATTCCTAGCAAAACCTAGCAATGCTACAAATGATCTAGCAAACCTAGCTGTAAATGTAAATGGTAATGTAAATGTAAATGTAAATGATAATGTAATATCTTCTTTTATTATTCTTACTACTAGGAGGCTAGGAGGTAAAAATATCTTTGAAGAGATGATGCACATCTACGATCTAAGTGATGACCAAGTACAGAAGCTGTACCAGGAATGGAAGCTTACCCATGAGGATCAAAACTTTGAAAGCGAAAAGCATTTAAAAAATAGTTTTATCTTGTTTGTAAAAAATAACGCTAGCAGGTTCAAAGTCACGCAAAGAAGTTACCAGGCAAAGCAGGAGAAAAAAACAGGTAATGTTTTTTCCTTGCTACTTGAAAAGGAATTAGAAAAAGAAAAAAATCAAGCCAAATGAAAAAGAAAATTTTAACGCACCTGGAGAAGATGGAATTTGTCTGTGGTCTTAAGCAGTTCAAAGAATACAAGATTGAAGAGGCGGAGCAGTTGCTAGACTGCCTCCACAAGTTATTCGCTTCCTTTGGATGGATGACAGAAGCTAGGGTGGACTACATTCTTCACGCAGGCCTTCAAAGCCAAATTGTGCAGGAAGTGCAGGCAGCGAATAATCAGGAAAAAGAAATAACGCAGGAGGAGATCGCATACTGGATTGAAATAGGAAAGCAGATCTTCAGGGATAACTATCAATATGCAAAGGAGACAGGTCACTGCAAGGATCTAGCTGAATGGGGTGTGAACTGGTTTAATAAATTTCAGGAGAAAGGAATCTTAAAGCCTTGGGAGTTCCCAGTGCAGGAGATCGAATCAGATGCTAGAAGGGAATTAAGATTAAACACCAAGTGGATAGATGAATCTTCTGTGGCAGCAAAGTCAAAGAATAAAATTTGGAAGATGTTTATCCTTCAATCAATCGAAAAAAACAAAAACCTAGATAAATTGATATGAGACATGGTTCTCTTTTCAGCGGAATTGGAGGCTTTGACTTAGCCTCGGAATGGATGGGTTGGGAAAATGTTTTTCATTGCGAATGGAATACATTCGGACAAAAAGTATTGAGTTATTATTGGCCAAAAGCAATATCTTATCATGACATTACAAAAACAGACTTCTCTATTCATAGAGGACACATTGACATCATCACAGGTGGATTCCCATGCCAACCCTACTCTATGGCAGGAAAGCGAAAAGGAAAAGAAGATGAACGCCATCTTTGGCCTGAAATGCTTAGATGCATACGGGAAGTTCAACCGACATGGGTTGTGGGCGAAAATGTTCTCGGGCTTGTTAATTGGGATGGAGGGTTGGTATTCCACGAGGTGCAAGCTGACTTGGAAGCTCAAGGGTACGAAGTACAACCGTATGTACTTCCAGCTGCAAGCATCAACGCTCCCCACAGAAGAGACCGGGTTTGGTTTGTTGCTTACTCCAACAACAAGAGAAGAAGTTCAGGACTTGGGGAAGTTCAAAGCGAGAATGGAAAAGTATACGAACGGAACAACTATGCCGAATTTAGCGACTCAAGTATTCAACCAGTTGCTTCCAACTCCAGCAGCTCAAAATTACAAGGGAGCAAGTTCCACGGAAGCTTTAGAAGCAAGGGGGAGACTAAAAATGAAAGCAGACAATTTAGCAGATCAATTTGCCCAACCTGGGAAAAGTTCCCAACTGTCTCCCCAATTTGTACTAGAGATGATGGGATTTCCAACCGACTGGACTCTATTACCTTTTCAAAGTGGAGAGCAGAATCAATCAAAGCAGGAGGGAACGCAATAGTTCCACAAGTAGTTTATCAGATATTTAAAACAATTCAACAATATACTGACCTTACAGAAAAATGAAAAAGCAAGACCTTTTCAGCGTATCATCTACCTTGCTAGCGATCTTTGGATTGATGCAGGTAAATATCTCAAACCTATTCCTGTTTATTGTCCTGGTGGCTTTGTACACTATCGCAATGGACTTGGTCTACAAGTGGTGCAAATGATCCAGTTCAAGATATTTGAAAAGCCTTTGTCAGTGAATGGGGCTTACTTAGGAAGGAAGATAAAATCAGGAGCATACAGAGACCATGAGAAGGTGATGCTTATGAAGATGCCTGGAGGAAATGTAGATCCTTATGAGATGCTTCGTGTAGAGTTATTCTTTGGATTCTCAAGCAAGGCTGCAGACATTGACAATTGCATAAAAGTCACGCTTGACCTAGCACAAAAGAAGTATGGGTTCAATGACAAAATGGTATTCGAATTAAATGTTAGAAAATGCATAGTCAAGAAGGGGGAAGAGTTTATTCAGATGGGCATCTACAAACTGCTACCTTTTTAGACAAATTATTCTGTATTGATTGGATATTAATTTATTTTTTATATTTGAAAAAACACAAACCAAATGAGCCTAGAAGAAGGAAGATTGATCAGACAAGCAAGGAAGAAAAGCGGATATACCCAGTTGCAACTTTGTGCTAAATTGGGAATATCCCATGCACCAATAAACCAAGTAGAGAATGGGTGGGAATCAATTAGCCTGTTTAATCTTAGAATGATTTGCGAGGCTATCGGACTGGAAGTAGTGATCAAAGAGAAGAGGGATGCCTAGAACCTTGCCTAGATCTAAGCCTGACTATTCACTTGAGATTCGATTTAAGAACTCGAGCGGTGAATGGTCTGCCTGGATCAACAAGGGAAAAGGACTTTTCCAAACTATCGAAATAGTACAGCATCAGATCAGGCTAATTTCAGCACCACATAGGGGCAAAGAAATAGAAGTCAAATTCGAATGGAACGGGTGGCTTTGTGATTATTCAGGGCATCCTACTGGGGAAGTGATCAGATTCAAATGAAAGCGATTGACTGGCTTTATGATCGGGAATTTGAATATGTATTCAAGAACATAGGGAAGGACTTGTGGGAAGATCTAAGGCAGGAGGTAGCGGTGATAGTACTGGAATACGATGCCAACAAATTAGGGGAACTGCAATCAAAAGGAAAGCAGGTATTTAAATTTTGGATAGTGCGGATCTGCTGCAATCAGACCAATTCAAAGTACGGAAAGTTTGGCAGGATGTATGCAGCCCTAGTGCCTGTGGAGGATGTAATGAAATTTGTAAAGGAAGAGGAGGAGATTGACAATACCCAGGAGGTAGCAAACAGCATTGAAAAGATTATCCCTTCCCTGTACTGGTACGATCAGGAGATTTTAAAAA